CCGGGATTAAGAAAACTATGGAGCAACACGATATGCCTACTAAAGAACAAATTGCTGCAGCTCTCCCGAAGCACGTTGCAAAACACAATGATGCACTGACTGAAACGCTGCGCCAGTACCATGAGCACCTTGGCCCCGAATCTCCACTTTTCGATCTGTTTGTTGTAAATCCAGATCGTAAGGTTACCAGCATCCGTATGGATGTTAAAGAAGATCACGTAAAGTTTCTGGTTGTTTGGGTAGGTGTTGGTTTCGAAAACCTCATCTACACCCCGGACACCGAGCTTAAGCAGTTTGCGCTGCAACGCTTCATCAAAATCATCTTTAAGGCCGATGCCGTTCATCACAAAGCCTCCGTTGGTTTCCGGAAGCTAGTGGTGGACGCCCAGCCTTAAAAGATGGGCCCTTCGGGGCCCATTTTCTTTTTGTGTGAAACTAAGGAAGTACGATGGAAATTGGTATCTATGGTTGGTTTGCTATCGGTGCACTGGGACTTTCTGCACTGTTGGGATCGATTGGTATTGTCGGTTACTGGCAAGACTGCCGATATAACAATTCGTCTACTCGTGGGCTGGGTGGCCGTTATGTTATTCGCTTTCGCTACAAGTACTTCAAAGGACTTGAAGTCCGGTGGAAACATGAGTATCAATGCTTTGCCGATGCCAATGGTAAGGTAGGTATACGTGAGCCCGGTAGTGTGTGGGGAATGAACGAATATCTACGCTTTGCGGCCAAGTATGATTCATATGCAGATGCGAAGGGGGTCTACAGTTTCTATGAAGATGGTTCCATCCTAAAGATGGAAACAGTCCATAACTGGAAGAAAGGACCCATCATAGTAGAACTTCTAGAAGAACGTACCTATTTCGGTTTCTTCAAGTCATGGTATACACTGCATTCCGTGGAGATGAAATGATGTCGAAGTATATTTTTGAAGTACGCAAAGGTGATTCCAAGCTTTTCATTACCGCTGAAAAGCAACCTGAGAGCACGCTGTTTAAACCCGTGGTGAAAGCAGGGCTGTGTTCCCAGGAACGTAATGCGTTGGTTATTGACACGTACAAGGAAGCCCGTGGTTTCCTGGCAAGCATGATGGAGCTATCGCCAGCTGCAATGCGAAAGCTACTCAAGGTAGACAAAGATTTCGATCAGCCTGTCCGAATATTCATCCGTCGACAGGATGACAACAACGGTTTGATTCAAACAGCAACTTCTCAACGCACCTACCTCTTTAAGGAAGCCGCATGATCTGGCAAGTTACTGCCTTCAATGGCACTCAGTGGACCGCTAAGAATTCGATGTCGCTGGAAGCAGCGCTCGACTCGTTCTACCGGGCTACTAATCTCCATGAGCAAGATGTAAAAGAAATCGCTCGTGTAGATCACAAACCTCGGGCTAACGAACCACACGTAAGGATTGCGTAATGATCAAGATTCCAGTAAAGCCACAACCCGGTAAAGGTCCAGGTATCAACATTTACGGTAAGCACGTTACCGAATCTGTGCACCAGATCTTTTCTCGCTTCATGCGTTCCCAGTACTACACCTGCGAATACTACAAGGCACGGCAGAAATGCAATGCCTTCTTCCAGGGTGGTTTCGATGCACCTGATGGTGAATGGGTGTTCATCGAGTTCTGGGGCTCTGATTGGACTGAGTTCCGTACCCTGTTGAAGCGTCGGCTTAACTTGTTGGATAACGACGGTAAGCCACTGGAGATCACAGTCAAGTTTGACCCATTGAGCACTAAGGCTGTGGAAGCTGCTGATGGTATCCACAACTTCATGGAAGGCTGGTACCAACCAGATCGTCGGGATGAAGGTCTCATGACCTATATTCCTAAAGATGGCGCTGATGCACTGTACGTGATCGAGATGATCGAACACCACAAAGATTTGTTGGTGTGGCGTCGTACCGACATCAAACTCGATCCTTATGAGTGGGCTGAGAAAGGTATCCTCGATCTGGTTGAAATGATCGAAGACGAAACACAGGTTCCTTACATCTGGTTACCGGGCGATGAGCTGCGTTTCATGCCGACCAATGACGAAGAGAAGTACAAAGTCATGGATCTGCTCCAGTTGTTCAAAGTTCCATTCGTAAATGAGAAGTTCGGGTACTAACATGTTCAAAGGCATGATGTGGGCACTTACTTTTCTCATGGGTGGTGTCTTGTGGGTATGGCTTTCCAGTTCCGTAGCTTTATTGGCAGGGAATGGAAAGATTGATCGTCAGCTCTACAAGTGGTTTACTTATACGGTCGCCGTGTTGTTTCTGCTGTATCTGTCCACCCCTATCATTTACACAATAGCGGGGGTAGAATGACGTATGCCTATAACCGAATTACCCGATGGCGAGTATGATACGTGTCCTACTTATGGGCCACAAGTCTACATGCCTGACCGCCGCATCAAAGTTGTAAATAACTCTGTGCGTTTAATCCATGATGAAGCTAATCCACCAGACCCTAAACCGTTTGGTTGGCCTTATCGGTTTAACGTACAGTTCTTCTTCGCTGTTAACCGTCTCTTTGACAAAGAAAACAATAGGTCCATTTAAGATGACTAAATGTGTAGTTTACATTGAAACCCAAATTCGTGGTCAGCATTCACAGCGTACCTATCTGAACGAACATGGTTCGCTCGGCATGCATATGCCGTTCTGGGATGAATACGAACACTCCAAGCGTTTGTTCACGTTGGACTCTCGTTGCGCTATCTTCAAGAATCAAAAAGAAGCTGAAACGTTCGTGCAGAATTTTGTTCAACGTAATGCTGGTATCGCCTTGATTGCTGGTCGTGATGTTATAGGTTATCATGGTATCACCGAAGCTGGTAATCCATGTGCTCCATTCCGTAAGCTGGGTCCTAAACAACCCACTAAATCGGAACTGCATGCTGCACGTACCTTCTTGCAAACCTGGAGCGCCACCATGGCAGCTTATGACCAACTGGGGATGCCAATCTCTGCTGACGTGGGGCATGTGACCGTAGGACGTGATGGTGATTTCGACCGTGATGAAGTCCTTGGTGAGATCGACTATCTGTTGGCAAACATGGTTGATGAAGAACTGGAACGCGCACATCGCGTGCTGTTCTCTTTCCTTAACTTCGACTGGCGCTGTACAGCTATCGACAAATACGAAGGTAGCGCAATTGTTCACTTCACATTGATTGATGGGGATAAAACCTACCATCACTCTGTGCAGCTGGTGGCATTCAATCTCATCACTGCTGAAGACATCGCTGCAATGCGTGCCTCTATCAGTCAACAGTTCGAGTGTGAACATGCTTGAGTGTACTGATATTCGGCAATGTACTACAAACCAGTCCTACAAATTCTACGACATCTCCAAAGACACCACGATTGAGCAACTCATCCTTTCGGTTAAATACTGTCACAGTGATCTGTTGGTAGTCAAGCCTGAAGACCTGATCTGGCAGAATTGTCAGTATAATGGTTTTGCTGGGTTCGGTATCTTTGAAGTTCGGGTTTGCGTGCATGCTAGTCGTTGGCATGATGGGACTTTCAAATACGAGCCAGCCCATGTGTTGTTCTTGGGTGACTCGGTGCAAAAGATTCAAGAGCAAGCGATTGAATGGTTTCGGATTAACCGTGATCTGCGTAACCAGCCATACGTGCATCATAATTCCAAGCGTAAAGTTACTCCGATGCTTTATGCCATGAAACACTACGAAGCATTTGTACCTAAGGAAGTATAATGGATCTCTCGAATTACGTTGCACCAGCAAAGACCGAAGTTCGGTCTCCGATTGCGTTGTTCCAATCCTTCGGGTTTCATGTACCGAAAGAAAAACAAATCGCTGTAAGTGAAGCTTTCGCAGGTATGGAAGTCGGGTTCATGCATATCCGCTTCCGTCCTTACGCTGGGTTCGATAGCAAACAACTGGCAGAACGTCGCGCCGAGTACATGCAAGCTCATGACATTCTGATCAAGGCCGAGGCTGGACAGTATGCACAGGCCCGAGTATTGAGCGCTGGTTTGCAGATCGATAAGATCATCGAAAACCTCGATATGATCGAACGATTAGCAAAAGAACACGGTTTCGGTGAACGCATCAAAAAGAAACCCACCTCGACCATGGGTGATCTTTTGCGGGAAGCCATGGCTAAACAAGGATAACTAAAATGGACGTCAAGCTGATCAAACAAGACAATGTGTGGGTTACTGAGTTTTTGGGTAAGTTGCGGCATTTCATTATTGAAACCGATTTGGTCTCTTGGCGTTCATTGGGTATTCATCCTTCCGGGGCCGTCGAGTTCAATGTTGATCCTGACGGTTCCCTTACCAGTGTGCGTTCTATTTATACGGGGGAAGAGATATCTGAACTAGATATCCCTAAGCGTCATTCCGTGGCTGGCATGATAAAAGCAACTAAGCCATTTGTGGGGGCAAGATGTTAGTAGATGTAAGTGCAGGAAATTTGGCCCTGATTTTTCTGGGCATGGTGGCTGGTGTTTGGTGGTTGCTCAGTTGGGCACGAAAGCCAGTAATGGAAATGAACTTTGACAGCGTAGACGTTACCACGATGTACGGTAACCAGCGCGTTGTAGAGCGTTCTAAGCTTGTTTCTCCTGATGGGAGTAAGAAGCTACACGCTGGGCTGAATGACTTCTATATCACGATCACAGGCACTGAGGTACGTTACCACAAGTCTGAGGAAGTGGCGAAGCTGAGCCCAATCCTACGAAACTCTGAAGACGTTTTGTTCTTCCGGGTACAGATCAAATTGGTAGGTGAACGGATCACTCGATTCGAACAAACCAATTTGTCCAAGCCTGTGGCTACGCTCCGTTGGAGCAAAGCTTAGTGAGGAAAGTTGGTGAACCGCCCATTAGCGAGATCACGTTCCTCCTAAGTGTTGTAATGACACTGGGTATCGTAGTGACGTCAACGTTCGTAAGGAATCTCGCATGTCTGAAAAATTGAATCCTGGGCAATTCCCAGTATTGCAACGTAATAACAACGCGCAGCTGTTTGTACAGCACGCGCAATCCATGCCACAGCGGGTAATCCTGCCGAGTGGTGAAGTTGTTGAAACCGGTTTTGTCAAGATCACGGATAAAGATCCGATTGATCTGTATGCACTGTGTCAGAACGACGGCAAGTCTGTAACGCTGGCGGTTAAGCAGATCGCGTATATCGATGCTGGGGATAACCTGTGTGTTCATGATATCTCCCGCATGAAGCCTACTGAGTTGGGTGATCCAGCTTATGTAAGTCGTGGTAAGGCTCGTATCGAAATCGGTCATGTAACCAAACTGTGCGGACTGCGTTGGGGCTTTATCCTTACGCTGGACCCAACAACTGGTTACTGCACCATTCATGTTGATCGGGAATCACCGATCGTTGGCTTGAAGCTGCAGTTCAACTAAACGGAGTCCCTTCGGGGACTCTTTTATGTTGTAAAAAATTACAGCTCTACATTACTCCTTAGTGACAGGAGAGCCAAAATAAATGAACCGTCCTTGTATTAATTCCATCCTCGACCAAACTTGGCGAGTGAAAGTTAAGGAGCCCACTCATGCTCGCACGTATCCTAACCATGGCAGTCCGCGGAATCGCAGCGTCGAAAGTCGAACCCGGAATGGTCTTGACCGCCGCGCGTGATATCTTCATTACGGTCCTGGATCGTAATGGCCAGCAACATGATATTCCTTATGCGAATGAGGGCGATCAACTCAAAGTCGAGCACGCGGATGATGTGCGCGATGGCGATCTGTTTGTGTGCACTAACGTCGATAACTACGGCGAAGTTGGTTCTGTAAATCCCCATGATCTCGAAGACGTACTGAAGGAATACACCTAATGCAGTTTGATAACATCCAGGAATACATCGACCAAGTCTACGGCGTTGAGCTGAGCACTTCGTTCCTCAACGACAACGTCCACTCGTTGATGTACCTGAAACTGGTACGCCTGCTTTCCAAACTGGGCATCGAAACCACCGGCATGACTGCTGAAGCGCTCTTTGCTGAGGCAGCTCGTGTCGAGCGTGGTGCGTATGATCACGAAGTCACGAAGCTGGCGCGGATTCAACTGATGTTCCAATTGGCTGATATCCATGCCGATATCGAAATGCTTATCCACAAAGCGGGTAAGGCACAAGCACCATCCAAAGGCTTTGACAACAAAGAGTGGGCGAATGACATTAACAGCTAAGGAAGACATCGTGCTCTCGGTAAATGAAACACCTATTACCGTGGCACACAAAGGTGATACCCTCGAACTGGTAATAGATGCTGGTGGGGATATCATCGAAGTAAAGAACTCCAAAGGCACCTATTTCTACACCAGCAAGGACAAAGTAAATGGCCTCTGAATTGAACGAACGTTTCCGTGAACTCTGCAAGCGTAATTTGGTCCCACACCACCTGATCATCACAAATGCTGATCAGAAGAGCTTGATCAAACTCGCAGCACTGGAAGCTCATCGCACCAGCAATATCCAATCGGGTACTACCTGGGATAACCTGGCTGCTTTGTATCTGTGGGCTCTGGAGAAACCAGATGCCAAGCGTTCGAAGTATCTGGAGTTGCGTTACGAGTTCTGTGAACAACTCAAGAACTCTCAACCGAAGCAACCAGAGCGTGCGCCAAACAACGACGTTCGTGCAACTGATGAAGATCGTATCCTCGACTATGTCCAGGTATACCCTCAGCAAAATCTGTGGACTCGTTTCCTGGAATGGTTTGGTAGCGGTGGTCGGATTCCTCTGTTTGGCAAATAGTACTTGTCTCCTAAATCTAATGTGAATTTAGGAGTGCGCGATGTACACCGTTGAAGAAAAAGCATATACCTGGTCATTGACATACCGTGAACTGAAGTCTGGTGCGATTGTGCCGAACAACGGAGCACGCAGTACGTTGGTGACCCAAGGCGTTTACATAATCGATCATGTGTCTAGTGGTTGGTTTATCATCGGACAATCTCGTACGGTGAGCGCTGAAGTAGATAAACAACTTGCCTTGTTGCAGGCTGGACGGCATCCTAATCGGAAACTGCAAGCACAGTATTCGAGCCCTAGCCATTTCTCCAACATGGATCTGAAGTTTATCGAAATACCGATTCATTCTGCAAAAGACTGCAAAAGGGTTGAAGCAACGATTAGAGCATCTAACACAACTGACTACTGTCTCTTGAATTGAGGAAATGAAATGCTGGCGTTTCCATCGCATCACACGAAAGAAGGCATTCAAGAAGCACGCCTGGCCACGGTAGAGATGATTCGTGAAGCTCTGGGTGACTCTGAATGGGAGTTCATCAGTTCGTCTCCTGATCCAGACGCACCACCTGTGCTTGCTACTATTGGCAACGCTCGTTATGGGCGTCCTGATCTGGTACTGGGTTTCAGTCTTACGGACATGGAACTCGGTGCAATGCGCAATCACATCGGTGACATGCTGGCGTATCTGGACTGGGCGAAAGAACCAATCGATGGGGATCTAGTTACTGAAGACTTCTTCGAGTTCCTCATGAGGCAACGGGGATACGAAGGGATCACGGCACTGCCGACAGATCGTCTTCACCTGCGTCGGATTGACGTTGATCGCTGGTTTGCAGGATACGGCTGGCAACACGCTGTGTTCTACAACGAAGACGAGCGCAAGAAAGCTATGGTGTATCAACTGGTAGTGTCGGATGCTGCTGGTCGACTACCATGGGAACAGGGTTACGATGAAGACTATCAATTGGTTCTGGATAAGGAACCGTTTGGTGCTCACATCGGGTTTGAACGCACACCGTTGCAAACTGCACGTGCTAAGTATTTGAACTGAGGTAACAATGTCGCAAAAGAACTTTGAGGTCCGTGAATTCGTCGTCTTGAAAGAAGACGTGTTCATTACCAAACCTGGTGTTGGTCAAGTGCTGTATGCTGGCAAGGGTACGATTGTTCAGATCATGTCTTACGATCCATCCAAGGCTCCTGAAGTCTGGGGTGTTCGTAAAAGCGATGAGCCTTATCGGAATGCTCCGGTAAAGGAAGAAGTTATCGCTAAGCTGTCAGAGGCTACCACCTATGCCCAGCCCGTGGGACTATAGAAACGACCAACGGCGCGGTGTTATTCCACCAAGGCGGTATTACATCGTCTTGGTGAATGACAAAATGGAAGTTCCCTACGAATACTCTCGTATGGTGGGAAAGTTCTATTCGCGTGTTAAGTCTACTCGCAAGGCTTTATTTATGCCTACGGAAGTAGAGCATGAACGAATCTATTTCGATCAGTATCAAGCTGCACGGTACGCTATGATCGAGATCGGTTCAACTGCTGTTAGTAATGTTCCTGTTGGACATTACAACATTCAAATTCGTGAAACCAATTCGGATGAACCTGTTGCTGTTCTTCCGCATTACGTTAAAAAGGAAATCAAGCATGACCCAAGCTGCTGAAGCAAAAACCCTGGACGTGAAACTGTTCAATGGTTCGACCCACCACTATCACCTGAAAGTGCAGGGTAATGACGTGACCATCACGTCGAACGAAGAGTCCCAGGACTTCAACGCTTACGTGCCTTTCCGTGCTGAAGAAGTACGTACCATGGAAGGTAACCCGATCACTGGTATCGCTTGCCTGGGTAACCAACACCCACAAGCTGTTGTGCGCGATATGATGCGCGTGGCCAAGTGGGATAAGCAAACCCTGAAAGAGTACTCGATGTTCACTATCGGGGATCTGTTGATTACCACCAGTGAAGGCATCTACTTCGCCGTCAACGGTGACCTGGTAGAGCGCAAACTGGAAGAAGGTCTGGGACAGCTGCGAGGCAAAGCCTAATGCACGTAATCCGTGTAGCTCGTGATCGGTTGGGTGCAGATCCAATCGGTCAAGTGTGTGAAGCGTCCCGTGTCAAGAAGTTGATCTGGTGCCCTAAGAACACCAGCAACACCATTGCTGATACAGCGGACTACCACGTAGGTATGATGATCGCTTCTGGGTTTGTGAATGAACCAGAAGCATTGTCGAAGTTCCTCGCCAAGCTGAAACAACCGGCAGGTGAATACTACGTGCTGCTGTGGAACGTACAACGCCGTAGCTCTGACGCTGTGTTTGAGTTTGACTTTAAAGGGTGAGCCTTCGGGCTCACTTTTATGCCGACATTAGGAATCAAAATGTACAAGTTTCTTAAGAAGTATGGTCAATGGATCGCTTACGCACTTTACTTCCCTGGTCTTTACTACATGGGTGACGTCGCTCGCTGGATCGTTCCTGACACCAGTAGTAATTGGCACACTGTTGTTTTGATTGGTTTAGCGCTGATGCTGCTGTGTGCGTGGGTTGCCGTAGCGCTATGGAGTTGGCGTGTAGTACCAAGCTGGCGGATGTTTAAACTCCGCTCAGTTCGTCTGACTCATCGCCAACACTTCCCAGTCGATAGTTATCGTGAAGACTTTATCTTCGATGACATTGAGTGGCGAGTACCTGCACGCAACACCACGTTCTGGATTGATCTGGAAGACACGGATCAGACTGAAAACGAGAAATACGGTTATTCTCAAGTGTGTCGCCCTGTGATGCATCGTTCGCTAGATAACCTGGAACAGTTCGATGAATCGGATATGGTCCGCGTACATATCGATGCTAACGGTGAAGCACATGTCCGTTACGTCGGTCCTTCCTATGTAATCCCTGACATCAGTTGGGAACTATCAAAGGTACTCGAAGATGGTAAATGAATCGTTCTACGTCATTGAAGTCGTTCGTAAGGCCGACGGTGTAGCTTTCATGCTGCAAGGGTTCTACTCGGAAGATCCTCAAGACTCCTGGTACTTCGATATTCGTGGTGCCGGTGGTTTGACCGAGTGGTCTCGTTTGCCTACCACAACTCAGATCGGTAGCCACATCGATCACAACAAGTGGATTGTGGATTTCGTTGTACCGCAACTCACTAAGCTGAATGAAGTATATCCTGTTGATGGCAACCATCGGAAACTTAAAGGTGAACCACACGTCATGACGATGTACAAAGTCGACATGCGTGCCAGTTTAAATTTACGTTTCAAACCAATGGTGTGTCAGACCTTCCATTTGGTGGGTGAACCATTTGTTGGTGCAATCAAACAAGGATATCACAGTGAGTAATCAAACAGTCCAATCCGTAGTAGTAGAAACCAAAGACGCAAAGCTGGCACGTCTGCGTCGTGAGTACATTCTGGAGCATTGGCCTAAGTTCCTGGATAAATTCCCTGGCATGGCTGGCTATGCTGGGGAAGGTCCATTCCAACAGAAAGCGTTGGAGATGCTGGAACTGGGTAAAGCCGCACAAGTATCGGTTACCGGAAGTCCATGGGATCCAAACGATCTCGAGTACCTGGAGCGTCGTCCAGCTAAGGACTTCCTGAACCACCTGAAGTCGAATTACAACCGAGTTAATCTTGCAGATCAATGGCGCACTGTTCGCGACCAATATCTGCTGGATACCCAAGCTGCATAAACGGCGAGCCTTCGGGCTCGCTTATGACGTTAGGAGTAGTAGCATGTTCATCACAGTAGTAAGTGCATTCTTTATTCTGGTGGGTGCGGGTTGGGTCATGTGGGGATGTGGATTCATCTCCGGTATAGATCCTACCAGCGATGCCATGACCTACTTAAAGAAAACTCTCGTGACGTGTAACTACATCGTCGTGGTGATCGTTCTTTTGATTGTTGCTTTTGATAATCTAGGGATCAAGTACTGATGCAAGGTAAAGTTTATATCCCGTGGTATAAAGCTGCGAATAACACGTTCGTGGCTGAAGAAGACATGTTTGATGAAGTAGACGGCTACTGCTTCGTTCTTACTGTCTACCGTTCTTTGAACAAGAAGGGTGAACTGGTAGAAGACATCATTCGTGTCAAGCACTTGGGTAAGGTAAATAAGGAACTGTTGATTGAGTACCTTAGTAACCAACAACTCCCGATCTATCATCGGGAACGCCCTGTTGTAAAGGAATCTGTTGTACGCATTATCGCCGGTCTCTCAGCATTTCAAAATAAGGCTTAACATGACACTCGTATCGTTCCTGACTGTTTCTCAACCAACTTTTCAATCGCACTTCCCAGGTGGTATTAACTACGACCTGACCAAGCCGATGGAATATCGGATCAAAATGGTTCACGCAGCTGCTTTCGCTCTGTTGTATGAAGCGAAGGAGCTAGATGTAAACCATGTTGGGTTGGCTGGTAAGAAGCATCGGCGTTATAGCGCGATCAGTTTGCTGCAACGTTATCTTGAACATGGTACCTTCCGCGAAGATCGTAAGTCGTGGAAGAACGTCTGCAAAATTCAAAAGGTCTGGTCTGCAGTTGAAGAGTGGGCTGTCCCTGAAACCAAAGAAGATATGCGCTTGTGGGAAGAATTCCGCGTAGCACTTAAAGCTTTCATCGTAGGTAATTCTATTCACAACAGAGCATCTAACAAGATGAAAACTCTGGCAGATGCACCAGAACCTGAACCAAAAGAAACTAGTGAATGCTTGATCCAACACCTGAATAAGCATAAAGACAATCCGGATTACATGCATTTTGTTAGCGTCCGTTTTCCAGATTGGATGTCAATGACTCCAGGTGGTCAGAACTATCGCATGGATGTACACATGACGATTGCTGAACGTGTCGTACGCTGGGAACGTGCAACTGCTGAGTTGGTAGCTGAAGCTATTCGCCTGGGTATCCGTATTGACGGTGGCCCTGGTATTACAAAAGAATCCGCCAGTAACAACCGTGCCGTACGTTACTCGGTAGCTACTCAGCTTCGTAAGATTCGCAATGGGTGGAAGAAAGTAATGCTGACACTCGACCTTAAGCATGACGATACCATGTGGCGTTTGCCAAATGCGCGTACCGGCGTGTGGAATGAAGAGTGGCGCGAGTTCCATGCCATTACGAAGAAAATGTTCTGGGACGAAAAATATACCTGGTAACATCATCTGATGTAAACAACATCAGGTATATTCAATGCTAGAAAAGAATCAAGTAGTCACTCTGCGTGAGCGGTTGGCAGTCAAAGCGCTTAAAGGGCGTTCGCACATCGTTCTCGGTGAAAAGGGTGATTCATTCCGTGTAATCAAACCACACGAAACTTTGGCTGGGTATTACTACATGCGTGGCAGCAATGACAATTGCCCACCAATGTCTGTGATTCACTTTACTGAAGTCGTGGCATAAATGCAGCCCTACGGGGCTGCTTTATTTCGTTTAGGGATTTAACATGCGTGGACATATTCGTTGGGCTGGCTTTGGCGCGTTGGTAATCATCTGCCTGCTGTGTGTAGCAAAGATCGTGACCAATCCAAAAGATCTCTTCCAAGCTTCTTCTAATACGGCTCTTGACCAAGACCTGGCCTTGTGGGTAAACTTCGAAGTAACCCCGAGACTCGCGGAGCGTCATGCGATGCTCAGTAACTGCATGGACAAATGGCTTTACGAACAAAACCGTACTGGTGAAGCTGTTGTTCCGTATGGCGTAATGGAACGTTGCCATCAAACCAGTGTGCAACAAGTAAAGTACATGCCGTTTGAAGAATGGCGTAAAGACTTGGCTAAGCGTGTAGAAGAAGCACGCAAAGAAGAATTGAAAAACAATTAACAGCTATATAACAGCTGTAGATACACCACATTAGGAGTAAATAAAAGTGGCAGAAGTTAAGACTAACCGTGAAATCAGCCGTGGTATCCTGCGTCGTTACATGGCGGATTACACCAAACAACGCACTGCACCGAAATCTGCAAAGGGTGGTTTCTTCGGTATCATCATTGGCGATACCGGTGAAGTGTGGCTGGGTGAGACCAGCAACTACGCGTCGATCATCAACAACTTCCACAGCAAGTCGGGGGCTGGTGCTGATTGCGTGAAGAAAGCTAAACAACGTGGTGCCGAACTGGAACTGTGGTTCCTGACCCAACCGCTGCGCTTCTCTGCACAAGAGCTGGAAAACGAACTGTACGAGGCGGAGCTGCTGGCTTCCCGTAAACAGATCGACAAGACTGGCGCTGGTTCGCTGTACGTGGTGCGTCACAATAGCACCCATGCCTATTTCGTGCTGACGAATCGTCAAGTAGGGATTGCTGAATCGACCCTGCTGAACAACTTCTACGTCCGGCTGGTAAACATGGCCGGTGGTAGCCGCAATGAAAAGCTGAACGACTTCGTTACGGATCAGGCTTCGGATATCCTGAACCAACGTGGTTTCGAGATCCACTTCATCTGCAACTTCACTGATCGTGAAGACGAGTGGAAGAAGCGGCAAGAATATATCGACAACTCCAAATACGGAGTTAACCTCAACTTCAAGGCAGTAGATTAATCTACTGCCGTTTATTATCTGGTGAGCAAAATGTTTGCTTTAAAGAATTCTCAAGTTTCCAAAAGGTTTTATTATCATGTCAGCACACATCGTGGAGGTCCCTGATACAATCAGGATACTCCTAAAACGGATTGAACAATATACCGTTAACAGGCAGTATGGTGAGGGGAACATTCCCCACCTTTGCATCAAAGTCAAACACAACAACGGCTTCGCTTGGTTTGGTGTCCACATCCTGGAGGCACCTGTTCAACATTGGTCTGTAGAGACCCGTGATGAAATCGAAGCCGAGATTCGCAATGGTCTAGATAAGATCTGCGATATCCAAGAACTGGTTACAGATATGCCACGTCTGATGGATTCCATTAGTGACGTGGTAAGTTCACGTAAACGTCCGACTATCTTCGGTGGCATGGGTAATGACCTGCTGCAATTACATACCGATGGTAATGTGCAACTGGACGTGTACCGTGAGCATCACAATGCTGATACGCTTTCTTACGGTGGTTTTGAGGGTGAAGTCCGAATGAACGGACGTTGGTATCACTTCTTCCTTTACCACCGTGGTGTGATCCTGTATAACTACATCGACGCTGAAGTTGCAAAGCGTATGATTACGCGAGCGTTGACCCGGCAGTTTCCTGAGATCTTTGATGAAGACGATGCTGACTTCGTCCAAGTAGATCGGACAGCTGATCGTACACGGAACAAACGCAAGGAGGCATAATGTCTCACTTGGTGTTGGTTGAAATTACACCTACGCCCAAACCTTTGACGTTCACTCAAGTGACGAATGAACCGTTAACGTGTTTGGAGTCCTACGCAGACAAGGTCACCGACCTATACACCATTCGTCAGTACGGTTATCATCCTGAGTATGGAGCTACAATCTTTGAGATCATCATTGATTGGGGACGAGCTGAGAATTTACCAGAGCGCAGAGAAGCAGCTTTAGGTGAGATCTTAGAACACACAGTACTCAGCGTTGAACTCTTGCGATTGCAAAGGCAATATGAGGTTGTCTTAGACGCGTCTTGTTCGTTGGTGCGCCACGAGGGACGGATCACCCGGTGTCAATTCAAACCGAAAGGTGAGCATCGGGAATCCCCAACAAATTTGGACTGGACACTCGAAGACCCTCCCAAGAGAGAACCCGTATAATGAGAATTGAGTACAACTATATATGTGGTGATACTGCATGTGTTGTTTCCTTTCTCTTGATGCTCTTTAACAATTTATTGCTGAACAACTAGTAAGGTTAGATTCCTTACACCCGCTGGTGTCTTTCATCGACTGATACCTGCGTTCTGGAATGCCAGACGCTATAGACAGCCTACCTTCGGGTAGGCTTTATGTTGTTAACTAGGCCAGAAGAGGATATTTATGAACTATACATTCAGTGAGCAAGAACTCCCGTTCCAATTCCAAACGTTCCTTCGCTTTGCTTGCAAAGCTACTGTGATCCGTCGCCAGTATGAAGAAGGCGAGCACGTTAACTTCGGTGACAACACCGTTGTACGTATGGTCGTACCAGAAAGCGGTGAGGTATCGCCGTTCCTGACGATCAGCTGCCCAGACTCCGGAAGCATCTTGCGCTTGAATGTGCAAGTAATGCAAGAACGAGCTCTGGAGAACCGTAACGACGCTATCGCTTATCTGCGTCGCACGCTGTGCAATGAAGCGATCACGGTAACGGAACGCGACATCAAGAACGTGGAACGCTATGGCTCTCGTAAGCACTACACCAAGGAATTCTTCTTGGAGCAGATCGAGAAGTTCCGCCATCGCATCCAGAACTTCCACACCTTCAACTTCTTCGGTACACCGGTGTATGATTGATTTACGGAAAAAGGTGTTACGGGAACTGAAAATGATCGCCATCACTTCGGTGGCGATTCTTTCTTCATGGGTAGCCGTATTTTGTTTCTTCTCATTGTTCGCTATCTTCGGGGCTAAAGCTTTGCCGTGGTGGACAGTGTTCATCAGTGTTCCTATTATGGTCATCACTGCCCGAGTAGCTTACATGGGTATGCGCTGGTCTGCCCATAACTGGAGAAAGTAAATGCAAATCGAAATCCCAACTAAACAAGAACGGATAGCTACCCGCTACAAAGACGAGATCACCGCTGTCACTGACAAGCTAAACAATGGTATTCTCTATAACACGTTGCAGGAAGACAATCGTAATCATTCCTATGTCCAGGTTGACTTCGATCCACCAGCACAGATCCATTCAGATGAACTGTGGTTCTGGCTCAAGGAAACCTACCTTAAAGGTGGCTGGTTCCTGGAACGTGTGTGGGGAGATGAAGGTTCCCGACTCGAAGGTTGCATTGTGGCGATTAAGTGCTTTGTTGCTAAAAGTACTTGATGCACCATTATATGTAAACGAATCGGGATTCCGTGGAACATCTCCCAGCGCTAAACAAGTACCCGTCCTTGTGTTGGTGCCACGACGCATCCCACCTATTTAAAGGCCCAGCTTAGGCTGGGCTTTATGCCGCCTTAAGGATTGTAAATGAGAGAGTTCCTGACGATTGCTGCCTTAGAGATTGCCAAGGTAGCACTATTCATTTTCTGTGTCTGGCTATTCACTCTAGGCATGGAATGGACGTACGGGTTAGAGATCCTACCCATAAATGGTGAAGATGGTTGGAAACCACTTATCGGTAAAGTTATTCTGGGTTTGTGTTTCCTAGGGTTCTATGAATATTGCAAGTGGACTGATCGCAAATGACATACATCGTAGCTGACCGCCATTTCATTATTGCTGACCGTTTGGTGCAAACCATCGAAGGCAATAACATCGTCGGACGACAGCAACCTAATGACGACGGCTCTATGGATTTCCATAAACGCCATCCGGGTAAGACTACGTGGCATAATGATTGCCTCAAGCTTTACACGCTGCCTAAGGGTAAGTACAATGGTGAGGCCATCAAGCTAATAGCCTTAGCTGGCGATGCACGTAATGAGCTCGACATGTTTGGTGCACTAACCCAGGGAGTTGATCTTTCGGATTACATGAAGGTTGAAGCTAATATCCAACCCAAGTCTGAACGGCGTATCTTCAGTGGGGCGACAACGGTGTTAGTTCATACTGAAGAGGGTACGCACCATATCCTCAGTGCCGATAACGGTGATCGCATTGAACATGCTCGTTTTAAGAACTTCGCCCACATGGGTTCAGGTGTTCACGCTGTAAATGGTATTCGCTTCAATATACCGAAGACCCAAGAGAAGGGGGCTACCAGACTGACGGCGTTGGAAGCATTCGTTATTGCTGCCGCAAAGACAGACACCGTATCGCGCAACTTTGACACTTACGAAATTGCCACAGGCAAACTGACGTATGATCGTCGGTTGTCTGAACGGCAGATGGAGTTCATCTTGAAGCGTGTGCAATCACGTATTGACCTTTCTGGGGTAGAGGCTGAATTGAAGTACCTCAACGAGGATTGATTTATGTTGAACCCATTACAAGACAGGATGAAGCGTCGTCAGAAAGATCGTCGGCTCGACACCGCGCAACGTTACGCAATGATAGCGTTCATAGCCTCTGTAATGGCTGTAGCGCTTTATGAATTGATTAAGGGACTCAGTGTATGTTGTTAGATAAAATCGTCTTTTACGGCTTCCTAGGAAGCGTAGTGGCGTTATGTGTTTGGTGGATGTTCATGTCTTTTTACATTGACTTCACTTTCCGCCCAAGCAAAGAAGTTATGCGCATGTGGAAAAAGGACAGGGACTGGTCGGCGGTTATCGCCTTGGGTCAAGATCCTAACAATCTTATCCGCAGTGCACTGTACACCAACCACAAGAATCGGTTGCTCTGGGATAACAAAATCAACGCTACCATTCTGGTCGGTGGTTCAGCCATTTTACTCGTCTTCTTCTTGGCTGCTACTGTAATGGTTGGGTTGGATATTACAGGGATACACAAAATCAACCTGGCATAACCCAAGCAATCTCAGATCTATATCACATTAGTGCAATACCCAAATAACGTAAAAAGGAAATGATCGTGGAACTGCAAAACACTTCGATGTATCAGCTCGAAATCAAAGACCTGAACGGCTCGGAAGTAACCACCGTTACCAAAACTGGTCTGGATCTCAAATGCGAGTATCCATTCCTGACCGTGGGTCAGCAAGTGCGCGACTGGCAAATGTTTGTGGTTACCCCATTCGGTGCTTAATATGTCTCAGCTTAAAGCTTTGGTTGCACAATACGCTGAAAAAGATCTGTCAGTACCAGTTGAGTTTTATGCAGCAACTGGTGCTCTGTTGCGCGGTGCTATCCAACGCCTTGATGACGATGTGGCTATCGTTGTCACGGGTACGATGGAACCGATGCGTGTAAAGATTAACGTGAAGGGTTTGGCTGGCGCAGCAAACCCACAAGAATGGTGCCTGAGTCGTCATGCACATGTTCATTACAATGAGCTCGTATCACAAGCTAACGTGGATCAAGAAGCATTGACCCGCGCGAAGCAGCGACAACAGCTCTATGCAGTTTTCGATAAGCTTCAGGAATCGGCTGATGACTGCACGTATCACGTCGTTGAACATTGGCCGAATTTGTTGCGTGAAGACATCATCGGTTTCGTGTCATTCAACATTCATGAAGTAGGTCACCCACTTGCAGGGTTCCTGTTCATGACGAATGGCAAATCCAGATTCGTCCGTGCTATCCCTCTGGGCGTAGAACTTTCCCCCATGTAACTTTGTTACGGCATAAAGGCTCTCCTTCGGGAGAGCCAATGTGCCTTATTTTTTTTTTTTATTTCCCGAAGGACTTAATCCAACGATCAATCAACGGGTTCTGAGTTGCCTTGAATTTCAGGAACGTCAGGAACAGTTCTTCCAACCGTGGATGTTCACGAACAACCATGCAACCACCACGAGTTACCTCGACGTATTCTTTAGCATCAATGACAATGGATGGATCACCCAATACCTCAGCGAGAGATGGCAGTCGACGGACATCTTGGAATGCAGTCCAGGCATCCTCTACGTGAGCGTAGATCTCTTTTGGAATACTGCCCTGGGCAATATGGAACAAGGTGAATGGACCTTCATGGTGACGGAGTTCAATCTTCTCACCATCACCAAACTTGTTCAGCCAACGTACGTTGTTGCAGTAGATCTCATCAGCGTATTCCAATGCCGACTCGATGCTACCGAGAACTTTACGGAAAGCTTCCAAACTACCAGCATGTACAATCAGCCAACCTTCACCCAAGACCTGTTCTACATCGAACTCAGGATCATCGATGTCAACGTGCATCAAGGCTACAGTTACACCTTCATCTACGTTACGTTTGAACAGGTAAGCATTGCGACGAGAACTCGGGTCACTCAGCAGGTGAACTGGTTTCTGCATTACCAGACCCGCCGGTTCATCAGAACCATCATCGGGTTGGTCAACCTGTGCACGAGCTTGTTTGTGGATGCAATCGGTCAGATACTGATCGACCTTGTATTCCACTTCGAGGTTAGCCTCTGGGTAATGACCACGGAAGTATTCGATGGTGGACACTGGATCCGGATCGTTGTCATCCAGCTTCAGACGCATGGTCATCCGTGGACGTTCTTGGACAGCGCAACCGAACGGTTCACGTGGAGAGTCATCGATACCATCGCAGTCTTCACCAAGATCCGGTTGATCAAAGCCGTAATCAGGTTCGCACTCATCTACGGCTTCTTCGCCATCACCAACCATGTCAGTGTGGTAACGAGATTCAACACCAGTGATAAGCACATGGGTTTTCTTATCAGATGGCAGTGGACCGATTTCTGATGGTTCCAGGGTAGTATCGGCAATGTTCATCTCATGGGTGAAACCACCACCGATCAAGAACAGTGGTAGACGCTGTGCCAATGCCTCTGCACCAGAGTTTGGTTGGAAACCAGTTACGGTGATATGAATCACATTGTCTGGAATTTCTTCTACTTGTGCAACACTGGTATCTTTGATTCCCTCGTTAGGAACATACCGTGGCGTTATGTGGCGGAAAGAAATAATGTCTTTGTACTCTTTCATCTGAGTGACATCGACTTTGAATACGTGTTGCATGATACGTGCAGCAGCTTTGTTTCCCGCCTGACGACTGACGCCAAGTTCGTCTACGATGGCCATTGCCAGGTTAGATTGCCAGCTCCATGCGTAACTAGGATCAGCTTGCAAGGCATCTGCCAGCGTAGACATTGCACCTGCGATATCATGCTCTGGCGCAGTAGTAGCTTCACCCA